TTAATTACATACATTTGTACAATTACTTATCGTGACCCTGATGCAGAAGGTGTTGAAGTAAAAGCAAAAGCGCAGATGACTTTTGGTCTTATTAAAAATGTAAAAAAACTATCTAAATGTGATATTACAGGTGAAACAGCTTTTAAGTATAACGGAGAAGGAAATCTTATTTCTGCCCCATCTATTATACTTACCGCAACATTAGAAAATACAACTGTAAAACAATGGCAGTATAAAAAAGCTGATGGAAGTTTTGAAGTATATCCTGATTCTTCTAATACAACTACTCTTACTGTTAATGATACAGATAATGTATTTGTGGGAGATATGGCGGTGATTAAACTTGTAACAAACACAGAAAATCTTTCTGACATTCATCAAATTTGGAAAGTTCGTAATGGTGCAGCTGGTTCAGCAACAATCACTTGTAATTTAACAAATGATTCTCAGTCAATTCCTACTAAAGCAAATGGAGAATTATACCCAACGTCTTTAAATGGAGCAAATACTAAATTTACTATATTAAAAGGTTCAAAAGATGATACAGCTAATTGGAATATTACTGCTACTCCAAGTGATGGAATTACAGGAACTTTTAATTCAAAGACTTTTGTATATACTGTCACAGGTATTACTGTAGAGACTGGATATGTAGATTTTATTGCTACACGTTCAGGTTATACTACTTTAAATAAAAGATTTACTGTTCATAAAGATAGATCTGGTGCTGATGCTGCTGACCCAATTTTCTACTATATTAATTCAGATTTGTCCTATTTAAAGATTGATAAAAATGATGTGTTTGTTCCTGAGACAGTGACATTTTCTGCTACAAAACGAGTAGGCAATAACCCTGATACAGCTTATTCAGGTAGATTTAAAATTTATGAGTCCACGGATGGAGAAAATTTTGATTTAAAATATACTTCAGGAGTAGATGAGAATTCACACATTTATAAACCATCTAGTAATAAGATTAAACTTATTAAAGGTGAATTATATGAAGCTGGAACAACAACTAATTATAAAGATACCCAATCTATTCCTATAGTAAAAGATGGTATTGATGGCGGACAAGGTGATCCTGGTGCTGATGCATTAAGTATTAGGTTGGGGAATTTCTCTGATAATATTAACTGCGATACTGATAAAACTGTTAGTGAAGCAAAAGAAATTACAATTCCTTTTAAATGTGAATTAGGTATGAAAGCTACGGATGGTACTGCTGTTGTAGCTACTCCCCTTCCATCTGGAATTACAGTAAAATCTAACACTCCTGCTACTACAAGCTCTGAAGGATGCATTATTCTTTCTGTCGCAAAAGGAGCAACTTTATTTTCTGGATTATCTGGAGAAATCACTATCACTATTACATCAAATGGACTTTCTAATACTTTTAAATTTAGTATTAATAAAATTATTCAGGCAAAAAGCGGAGAAAATGCTGTATTGCTTGAGGTATATGTAACTGGTGATTCCACTATTAATAATGGAAATAATAATGTTATTTTAAGAACCATACTTCATGATGGTATGGATACAGCAACAACAGGAGTAACATACCAATGGAGCAAATATATTGATGGTAGTTACCAAGATATTAATGGATGTACCAATGATTATCTTACAGTTACTCCTCCTATGGTTGATTCTACTGCATCATTTAGATGTCGTGCAGTTTACAAAACTAGAACTTATCAGGCATTCTATACGGTTATGGACAAAACTGACCCTATTAGTGTAGAATGTTTTTCTTCTTTAGGAGATAAATTAGTGAATGGTTCTGGAGTTGGTGGAGTCTATGCAATGATTTTTCAGAATGGACAACAGATTGACGAAATAAAATCTACAGATTTCCTTACAGAAGAACCTTCTGATGGAACAATTGGGTATTTTTACAAAGTTAATACAACTTCAAAAAGTGTAACTCTTATGAAGTATTCTACAAGTGATAAAAGGTGGGTTGAAGCTACGGGAGATGATTTGCCAAGTGGTACTTATGAGTGGTATCGAAGAAATAAAAATGGTGAATCACTGGATACAGTAAAGCCTTATAAAACAGGAAAAGCAATTTATCTTGATAATTCTATAGTTAATAAGAAAATCTCATTTGTTTGTAAATATACAGCTTATACAGAAGAGGATACTCATGTATATATTCTTACTGATGAAGTACAAAGACCAGTTGTTGATGAATCTGATAATTCTATTTCAACAATTGTATATGAATAATTTTAGAGAAGAGATGAACATACTCTTCTCTTTTTAAATTGAAGGAGGTGTTTTATATGGCTTATTGGATTAATGATGTTGGTAATAATAATAGACCTAATTTAAAAGAATTTTATTGTGATTTAGAAGAAGATATATCTAAACTTCCAACAAATACAAAAAAAGGTATATTAGAAAGCGCAACAGACAAATCACAAATTTCAGAATGTTCAATCGGTTCAAGATGTTTTGTAATTGATAAATGTAAATTATATGTGTTAAATAGCTCTGGTGTTTGGAAGGAGGTCTAAAAATGATTGACGTTGAAACTTTTGCGATAGCAAAAAAGTATACAGATAAAAAAGTCGGTTCTTCTTCCTCTTCTACCCCATCTACTTCTAATTATAATGATTTAAAAAATAAACCATCTATTAATGGGAAAGAATTAACAGGTAACCTTTCTTCGGATGAAATTGGAGTTTCAAGTAAAGACCATAATCACGATGAAAAATATGCTTCTAAAGATTCAGAACACGATCATTCTAATAAAGAGATACTTGATTCAATTACAAAAGAAAAAATAGAAGAATGGGATAAGGAATTAAATATAACAGTAACGGATGATGGGACTTTAGTAATTGATTGAGGAGGTGAACTATGACAACAACTATAAAACAAGCGAATATTAAAGGAACTGTTTACACATTAGAAGATACAGAAGCAAGAAAAGATATTTCTACTTTAAAAGCAGCAATACATGACGTTTTAAATAATACTCCTCGTGTAGAAACAATCAAAGACTTTTATAATTTTAAAAGAACTGGTAAGGTATATAGAACAAGAATTTGGTTATTTGCCACCAACCCTACCTCTACTGGTACGAAACTTTTAGATAATGCAGGACTTGAATTTACCCCTTCTACTGACACTGTTGAAGGTAAAGATGATTATTTAAATGGACAACATCCATTATTTGAATGGGTAAATTGTAATTATAAAAGAAATGATGATGGTTCACCATATCCTACTGCTATCGAGGGGGATGAAAATTTTTCATTTACAGGCAATGTGGATGTTGGAGCTATGCAAATGTCTTTTTATTATGATTTTCAAGTAAATCAAGATGAAGGATATGCAGATGTTACAATTTCTGATATGAGAAATCCATTAAGAACGGATGTACAATTAAAACCTTGGAGTGAATGTGTTACCGCTGATGGAGAAGTATTGCCTTGGTGTATTGGTAGTAAATATTATGCAAGTATTGGCGATGATGGGTTTTTACGTTCTGTAAAAGATGGTAAACCAGAAACTTTTACTTCTTATAATAAAATGATGACTGAATTCCCAAAAAAAGGAAAAGGTCATCATGGTGCTGGTGCAGAACATATGACGTTTCAATTTATCTTTAATGTGATCAAAGGTGCTACAAAAGATTCTCAGAGTTTATATAAAGGATGTACGAATTATAATCTTCAATATTCTGCTTCTGTTGTTAGAAATACAAAAGAAACATATTTCCCTGTTACAAATGCACAAGCAAACAATTTATTAGTAGGTTCATCTGTATCAGTTGGATATGGACAATTAAATGATACAGAAACAGGAGTTAATTTAGATCGTGGAGTTACTAATATGCACAAATATGCTAAGGTTGTTAAAATCTTAAGTATTGAAACTTTAGATGAT